TTGCTTGAATGGAGATATACCAAATACCAACTTTTTAATGTTTATTGGTGACGGTGCGAATGGCAAAAGTCAATTACTTAATTTGATGAAGTTATGTATGGGTGAATTTGGAGAGAAAGTGGAAGTCACACTTCTCACAAGAAAGCGTAACAACGCGAATGAAGCCAATTCAGAAAAAATCAAGTTATTGAACAAACGTTTTGCATTTTTATCTGAACCAGAGGATGGAGAGAAAATAAATATTGGTCTTCTCAAAGAGCTCACAGGAAGTGAAGAAATTGTGGCACGCGGTCTCTATCAAGAGTCTGTTTCATTTGTCATGGAAGCAAAATTGTTCTTAGCATGTAATGAGCTTCCGGAAATCAAAGGTGAGGATACTGCTCTTTGGAGAAGAATTCGAGTTGTTGACTTTCCATCTCGATTTGTGGATGAACCTAAAGACGAAGGTGAATACAAGATTGATAGAACACTACCATCAAGAATGAGAGAAGATATTACATGGAGACAGACGTTCATGTCAATGTTGTTAACGTATTATAATCAACGTATAATTGAACCGGAAGAAGTAAGAATCAAAACTAATGAATATAGAGTAAACAATGATATTTTACAGCAATTTCTTAGTGAACAATGTACAATTGAGAAAGGTAATAGGTCATTAGCTGTATTTAGCATTAAATTATGGGACTTGTTTGAATGTTGGAGAAATGATCAAGGATATGAAATAAAAATTAAACGTGGCGATTTTTATAACAAATTAGATAAAATCACGTGTTACAAACGCGTTGATAAAGTTAACATCAACGGTGAAAGAAGTACTGGTTGGTATGGAATCAAATGCAATATGAATGATGAATAAACAAAATATTAAAAAAAAGTAGCAAATTAGGACGCCTAGGACGCAGGCGTCCTGTTTTGTAAAAAAAACAGGACGCGACTTTGAGACGATAATCATACTTAATTGTCAAAACAGGTGTCATTTTTATGGTCTTGTGTCCTGCGCGTCCTGTTTTTTTCTCAAGAGTTTCTCCTTTTTAATTTTCATATTATTTTTATAATTTATATTTTTTTTTCAAAATAGTTTAGGGTTAAAAAAATAGGACGCGCAGGACACAAGACCATAAAAACAAGACAAGTGAAAAGGGTTGAAGCATGTTATGGTTTGAAAGTCGCGTCCTGTTTTTTTTACAAAACAGGACGCCTGCGTCCTAGGCGTCCTGTTTTGTATATCACACCATGAAACATACATAAACATTGGATAAATTATAAAACTATGAATAAGTGATTTAAAAAATAATTGGATTGGATAAATAACTGAAAACAAACGCCACATTGAGTACGTCAGAACAAATGGATAATAAAATAGACATATTGATACAACAACTTAATAACTTAAATTGTAAATTTGAAGAATTAGAATGTCAGGTAAAAGATTTACAACAACAGGTTGAACCAAAACAAGAAAAGTTTTTTCAATCTTTTTTGGAAAAAGAAGTGGGTGGTGGCCACAAAGTTAATAAGTACGGAATTACGGACGTGTCTACAGAAACAATGCATATTGAAATAAAACCATGGAGATTATACAAGCATTGCCTGGGCCAATTAACAGCATACAATCATATGGACAATAAGCAGCTTGTTGCTGCTTTGTATGGCAATGTGCATAAGAAAAAAGATTTGATAATAAAGTTGTTTCACGACCATAATATTCAAGTATGGGAACTACATGACATCAAAGGCAATGTTCAAATCATTAAACATATTAAAACAACTGACAATTTTATTGCTTGGTTAGAGGACAATGTAATTGAAAAAGAAAATGCGGTTTTGCAATTAAACACTATTTGTATTACATTTTTAAGACGAAAGGTTGGACCTGTAACAACTGCAAAATATAAACAACAAGTTGTAAATTTTATTTCAAATAAATATAAAAACATAAACTCAGAGTATCAAAAAAGCAGTGTTAATGGATGTTGGTACAGAGGTTGGTTACACCTTGCATTGAAAAACAGAGTTTAAAGTTTTCTCACCACTTTAACGCGTCGTGGAAGGAGCATATTTGTAGATAATGTTTGAGCAATTTGTGTTTGAGCAATTTGTGTTTGAGCAATCTTTCTTTTTTTATTTTGAATACTAATTTGTTTGCGAATAACATTCATTTGAAATAAGAGATATGGATGAGGGAAATATACGTAAAGTTCTTTCATGTTGTCGAGTTGAGATTGCATTTCTTGATTCGACATAATCATTTATTTCGTATTCTATTATAATTCAATATTTTTTTATTGTATTATGATAAGCGATTATGTATATATATTTAATATTAGGTGGTATTGTAAGTGTGATTATAGGTGTTTTAGTTTATATATTTGTTTTAGCACCTGCAAATGCAAGTCCAAGTCCAAGTCCAAGTCCAAGTTCAAGTCCAAGTCCAAGTCCAAGTTCAAGTCCAAGTCCAATTAGTGGAATATTATCAGATTGGTCAAATTGGTCAAATTGTAGTAGGACATGTGGAACTGGGACACAGACAAGAACGCGTACATACACAGAGCCTCAGAATGGAGGAAGTCATGCAAGTGATTACACAAATTTAAGTGAAACGCGTGATTGCAATACGCAACCATGTCCAATAAATGGTGGATTTAGTGATTGGGTTAATTCAGGGTTGTGTTCAGCAAGTTGTGGTGGAGGGAAAATAGTACAAAACCGTACATGTACGAATCCACCGCCACAACATGGAGGTGCTAATTGTACAGGAGATACAAGAAGAGAAGTTGATTGTAATACTCAGCCATGTCCAATAGATGGTGTATTATCGGATTGGTCAGGTTGGTCAACATGTAGGAAAGAATGTGGAACTGGAACGCAAACAAGAACGCGTACATATGCTGCACCTCAACATGGAGGTTCTCATCCATTTGGTTACACAAACTTGAGTGAAACACAAAATTGCAACACTCAACCATGTCCAATAAATGGTGGTTTTACTGTTTGGACTGACACTAGTATATGTACAGAGGAGTGTGGGGGAGGTACGAAGACACAGATGCGAAGTTGTACGAATCCGCCACCGCAACATGGTGGAGCCAATTGTGTAGGGGACACTCAACGGCAGATATCTTGTAACACTCAAGCTTGTCCTCCTGGAACTGTAGGACGATGGAGTGATTTTACTGTTTGTGACACAACGAAGGCATGTCAAACTAGTCAAAGAACGCGTGTGTGTAGGGTACCTCCATGTACTGTTCCATTAAAGGAAAAACGAACTTGTGGTACTATTAGTGACAATTGTTTTTATCAATTGAGGGACGAAAGACATCCTGACAATTGTTTGACGGGTCGATCACAAACGGATAAATCAAGATTGCAATGGGATTGGTGTGCACGAGATTTACCAAATTCGTATTGGCAGTTTAGAAGGCAATCAAATGGTCAGACTTTGCTTTATAATAGAGGATTAAACATGTGTCTTCAAAGATATCCAAACAGTGGATATGTGAGGTTTGCAACATGTAATCAGAATGATGTATATCAACATTATCGTATGAATAGAAATAATACAATTGAATCATATTCAGTGCCATCTTCGGATACATCTGGAACGCATAAATGCATAGTAAATGGCAATTACACAAGACCACCAATTGTAGGAGACGCTGGAACAAGAGTGTTACAATGGGTATGTGATGACAATGCGGAAAAATTTACACAACAATATCCGCAAGTTTAAAATTTGCATTAATTTTATGGCATTTATTTAATATGCAAAAGTTAAAAGTATTATTTCAAGGGTGGATTTTACAACATAGTTATGCAATTGTGAATGCATTTCAATTGGTCCATTTTTACAAAAAGTACAAAGACACAGTTGAAATGTATGTGGAAGAGCGAGCTTTGTACAGGGAATCATGGAACTCTAAGAAAAAATTGGTCTTTCCAGAAGAGTACAACGAAATCTTGACTAATTTGAAGAGGTATAATGGAGAGGACATTGACATTGTGTATAGTATAACGTATCCATATAATTTAACACCAATAAGAGTAAATGGAAAACGAATTCCAAAAGTTGTATTTTACACATCTGAATTTGCATGTTTGGACGCTAGTTATTTTGTTTATGAAGAGAATGGTGAAAGCAAGAGATTCAAAAATGACAAGGAAATTATAGAGCACTTAAGAAACAATCCGGAGATCAGATTTACATCACCAAGTTTGTGGTCATCAATGGGTATGAAGAGATATATGGTCTCGGATGAAAAAAACCAAATCATAACACATGGTGTAGACACAAGTATATTTAGAATGAACACGACAAAGAGACAATCAATCAGGCGATTTTACGGGGTTAAGGAAGATGATATATTATTAATTAATACGGGAGCTATGACACAAAATAAAGGTATTTTACTTATTTTGCAGGTAATGAATGAATTAGTATGCAGAAGGGGTCGAAGTAATTTCAAACTTTTATTAAAGGGAACGGGTGATTTATATCAATGTAAGGAATATTTAGAAACGTATTTTGAGGATTTACAAAAGGCGAATGTGCTTACAAAGAAGGAAATGAACACATTATTAGAAAACAATATTATTTTTACGGACAAGACGTTAACATTTGAGAAGATGAATGATTTATTTAATGCGGCGGATTTATGTATATCTCCATATTTAGCAGAGGGTTTTGGATTGGTACCATTGGAGTCTTTAGCAAGTGGATTAAAGGTATTAGTACCGCAGACTGGAAGTACTAGAGAATATATAGCGGACATATACAATAATGGCGGACACGATTTTATATATTATGTAGAGTCAAAATTAGTAAACCAGATGAATTCAGGATTTTTATGTAATCAAATTAATGTAGAGGATATTGTAAGGGTACTAATAGAGAATGAGGAACAGCTTAGGGTCAAGGACACATATGAAGGGATGTTTGAGTACATTTCCAAGAATTATAATTGGGGAAGGGTGGTAGAAATGTTGCATGAATATTTGATAATGTAAAAATTTATGTTAAAAGATATAAACGAATGAATGATCAGGTAATGATATATGGTTTGATTGTAGTAATGTTTTTTGTATCTGGAGTGAACAAGATAAATACATTTGATGGAACGGCGGAAAGTTTGAGACAGAAATTAGGATACGAAATTCCCTATAGAATAGTTATAGCAGCTGTGATAGCATTGGAGATAATAGCTCCATGTCTGATTTTATATTATGCAGTAACGGGCAAACGCAAGGTTGAGGCGTATTACAGTGCAATAGCATTGATAATTTTCACTGTATGGGCAACGTTGATTTATCATTTTCCTGATTTCAGTAATTATAAGAAGTCATTGGCATTTTGGGCGAATGTATCATTAGTTGGTGGTTTATGGTTGATGGCAAAAACTATAAAATCAAATTAATATTTTTTATTGTGTAAGGGTAAGATGGATATAGTAACAATATTAATATTAACATTAATAGTTGTGGGTGTAATGATGATAACTATACAGTTACTAAAATCGGAAACGAAATGTTCTGAGCCAACTGTAATATACAGGTATGTACCAAAGCATACATTGGATGTTCAATTTGGGGAAGAGAATAATCCAAGTGAAATATATAAAGATATGTTTACAAAAGGTCCACCTTGGATAGGTGGGTATGATTTGGGTATGGGAAAGACAGTGCTGGAAAAAAAGTAAGTATGGTTCGTTACGGAGTATTAATTATCATATTAAGTAACATTAATATGACAATTACAACATCAGGTAATTTTGAATTATACATAATACTAGACGGTATAATGACAACATTACAGTTTTTGTTAACAAGGAACAAGGTATCAAGGAGTAGGATGATTGAAGATTTGAATCAAATGTATGTGTTAGGGATAATTTCGAGACTATTTTTATATGTGTTGGTGTCATTTAATATGTATGTAGGGGTGATATTAGTAATACCAAAGATTCAGAACGCGGTGATACAAACAATGCGTATGGACGTGTTAAGAGACGATATATGTAAAGAGAGGGATGTATTTTTGAAATATGCATTATCAAAGTACATATTCAAGAATCTAAAGAATCTAGATGAGGAATTGATATCAATAAAGAATTACAATATGTTTATGATTTACAATTATGTAACATTACATAATACATATAGAGTGATTAAGGTATGTTTATTATTAAAGTTGCTTTATGTGTTAAGGCAGTTTGAATCGACATATTATTATTACAAGGCAATAAAGCTTGCATATTATTATAACACGGGATATTTATTTAATATGATGACAAGAACAGATGCGGTATACATATTGAATATAATATTCAAGGAGCAACGGTGGTTTGATTTAATGAAAACAGATGTGATTCATTCTATTTATTATTTATGTATAGGATTTTCGGATGTGTCGGATATTTGGACTATATTATTTTTACACATGTATCAGTTTAATGCGGTATGGAGTATTGTATCATTAGTGAAATATATGTATGAAATAAATTCATCATTGACGAGTGCAGTGATATGTATGTTAATGGTATATAAAAAGTTGTATACGTATACTGTTATGTATGGGGTGTTTATGGCTTTTCAGATGTCGTCATTACAGATAACTATGATTTACTATATAAGGGACTTTATAATAATATTTTCAAAAGAATTATGGTTTTATGTAAGGAATTATAAAGACATAAAAAAGGTGATAGAATATTATAAGAGAGAGAATTCAGAATATGTTATTGTGGACAATGGTGCGTTTAAAAATGCTTTAGAGGATAAAAGTGGTAAATTTGAACGCAAATTCGCGTTTATTTTTTCTAGATAAAGAATATACAATGTCAATACCGAAATTATATTTCAATCAACCGATTGTAATATTAGATACAACAGTAGCGGTAAATTTAACAACTGCATCTTTTGTTTTATATGGGGGCATAACTGCTCAAGGTAGTAATAGATTTGATGGAGTGACGACGATAAGTAATAGTACACAGAGTAATAATAGTGCGAGTGGAGCGTTAGTAATAACGGGAGGAGTGGGTATTGGAGGGAATTTAAATGTAGGGGGAAGTTTAAGTATACCTGGAGGATTGACTGCGGGATCAATTGTGGGAAGTCAGATAACGGCTGGTACATTAAATGTGACTGGTAATTCGATATTTCACAGTTATGTAACGGCGGGTTCATTTGCGGTGACCGGTGAAACCATTCTTCGCGGGGCTGTAACGGCTGGAGCGATAAATGTTACGGGAAATTCAATATTGCAGGGTTATGTGACTGCAGGTGCATTGGCTGTAACGGGTGAATCTCAATTGCGAGGAGCTGTAACAGCAGGTGCCTTGAATATTACAGGCAATTCTATATTACAAGGTATGGTAACTGCGGGAGCATTGGCTGTGACTGGAGAATCTCAATTGCGAGGGGCTGTGACGGCGGGAGCACTAAATGTGACTGGAACAAGTATTCTTCAAGGAACTGTAACGGCGGGAGCATTGGCTGTAACGGGAGAATCTATATTACGAGGTGCTGTAACGGCGGGGGCACTCAATGTTACAGGAAATTCGATTCTTCAAGGTCAAGTTACGGCGGGAGCATTAGCAGTGACTGGAGAATCTCAATTACGTGGTGCTGTAACGGCTGGTGCATTAAATGTTACTGGTGCAAGTATTCTTCAGATTGGAGCGTCAATGGGCAGTCTCAATGTAAGTGGTGGAAGCACTCTGTTTACCACAACTATTTCAGGTGTGACAAGAATTACGGATAGTTCATCGAGTGCAAGTGCAAGTACTGGTGCTCTTATTGTGTCAGGAGGAGTTGGTATTGGAGAGAATTTGAATGTGCAAGGAGATACTAATATTACTGGAAATTTAACTGTGTTGGGAACAACTACAACACTCAATACTGAGACGACATTAATAGAGGACAATTTGATAGTAGTAAACAGTGGACCTGCAGGTTTGGCAGACGGTGGTATGTTGATAAAGCGCTATGAAAATGGCACTTTTGGAAGTACTAATTATGCGGGTGTATTTTACAAGGAATCATCGGACGAATTTACATTGGCATACACTAACAGTGATCCAGGGAGTGGTCCTGTGTCAATAGTTGATTATATTCCAATTAAAACTGGTTATCTAAGTATTCAGAATACAACTGATGCACTAGGATTGGGATCTGGAGGTGCATTAACGGTACTTGGAGGTGCTGCAATAAGTAGAAATTTGATTGTAGGTACAGATGCGGTAATCACCGGTGCATTAACAGCTGGTTCATTTAGTGTAAGTGGTCTTGCAGCATCAAATATTACTGTTGGAAACATTTATGTGACTGCAAATAGTACATTGCATGGTCACGTAACTGCAGGAGCATTAGCGGTGACGGGAGAATCATTCTTAAGGGGAGCTGTAACTGCAGGTGCGTTAAATGTGACTGGGACTAGTATTCTTCAAGGAACGGTGACGGCAGGAGCATTAGCTGTGACTGGAGAATCTTTCTTACGGGGAGCAGTAACGGCTGGAGCTTTGAATGTTACAGGCAATTCTATTTTGCAAGGTCAAGTAACTGCAGGAGCATTGACTGTGACGGGCGAATCACGATTGGTAGGGAATGTAACAATTGGATCAAGTATGCATATTACAGGTCCTGGTTTAAAAATTCCTGTTGGAAACACGTCATTAAGACCAGAGAATGCAACTCAAGGTTTAATTCGATACAATACTGAGTATCAACAATTTGAAGGATTTGGAGCGGGTAATGCATGGGGTTCATTGGGAGGGGTGATTGATATTGCACAGACGACAAAGATATTGGCATCTGAGACACCGGCAGTAACTGATGGTAATTTGTACTTTTATACAGTAAGCAATGAAATCATGAGAATTAATAGTGCTGGAAATGTGGGTATAGGAACTTCGGCACCAACTTATAAATTGGATGTGAATGGTACGTTTAGAGCAGCACAAGGAATAACTGCTGGAGCATTAAATGTGACTGGAACCAGTATCTTACACGGAACTGTAACTGCAGGTGCTCTTGCTATTACTGGAGAATCTTTCCTTAGAGGAGCTGTTACTGCAGGTGCTCTCAATGTAACTGGAGACTCTATTCTTCAAGGTATGGTAACTGCAGGTGCTCTTGCCATTACAGGGGAATCATTATTAAGAGGAGCTGTTACGGCAGGCGCGCTTAATGTGACTGGAACAAGTATTCTACAAGGAACTGTAACTGCAGGTGCATTAGCCGTTACAGGGGAATCTTTCTTAAGGGGAGCTGTTACTGCAGGTGCACTTAATGTGACTGGAACAAGTATTCTCCAAGGACCTGTAACTGCAGGTGCTCTTGCTATTACTGGAGAATCATTCCTTCGAGGAGCGGTAACTGCAGGTGCACTTAATGTGACTGGAACGAGTATTCTCCAAGGCTTTGTTACCGCAGGTGCTCTTGCTGTAACTGGAGAATCCTTCCTTCGAGGAGCTGTTACTGCAGGTGCGTTAAATGTTACTGGAGACTCTATTCTTCAAGGTATGGTTACTGCAGGTGCATTGGCTGTAACTGGCGAGTCATTCCTTCGTGGAGCTGTTACTGCAGGTGCTCTTGCTGTGACAGGCGAATCGCTCCTTCGTGGAGCTGTTACTG